ACTTGGAGTGGCCTTGATCGGTTTATCATTCACCCCGATGGGTGCGGGTCTTTTTGCTGGCGGTTCTGGGGCGGGTTTAGCTGGCGGAGGTGGTTTAATAGGTGCAACAGGTTTATATGCGGCAGGGGCTTATGGTTCGGCGGCTCTCGGTCTTATCGGTGCGGGTTTAGTTCTTAGCGGTGTTAGTGGAATGTTGTTCCCAGTACCAAAACAGCCTGAATTTTCAAGTGAGCAAGACCCGCGTTTGTCGTTTAGCTTTTCAGGGACGCAACAAACAAGCCGGGCTGGAACGCCAGTCCCAATTGTTTACGGAGAAATCTTCACTGGCTCAGTGGTGATTTCTGGCGGTATTGATACGGAGCAAGTTCAAGCATGACTGATGAAAAGAAAATTATTCGCGGTTCAGGTGGTGGAGGTTCGCCGCCGCCGCCAAGACAACCGACAAGAACCCCTGACACATTACACAGTAAGCAATTCGCAACTTTCCTTGACCTTATATCAGAAGGCGAGATTGAAGGTTCTGCAACCGCTTCAAAGGAAGGTTTAACAGATAGAACAACAACAGCTTATAAAAATGCTTATTTGAAAGACGTTTTCTTGAACGATACGCCGATTTTGAAATCAACAGCTAATTCAGCAAGTCCCGCTGATACTGATTTTAATTTTCAAAATGTAACTTTCACGCCGCGTTTTGGAACTGCAAACCAGACAAAAATTTCAGGAGTTGAAAGTTCTTCTTCAATAACACCTGTCGGGGTTACAGTAACAGCCGCATCGCCAGTTACAAGACAAATTACAAATACAAATGTTGATAGAATTAAAGTTTCAATAACATTTCCACAAATACAAAAAGCAACAACTGAGGGGGATTTGTTGGGTTCAACTGTATCTTTAAAAATAAGTGTTCAATACAATTCGGGCGGTTTTACAGACGTAATAAATGATACTGTTACAGGTCGAACCGCTGACGCTTATCAAAGAGATTATTCTGTTGATATTACTGGCGCTTTTCCTGTTGATGTAAGAGTTTCAAGAGTTACAGCAGATTCGACAGATACATCATTAATAGATTCTTTTCAATTTACAAGTTTTGCAGAAATTATTGACGATGCAAGTACTTATGCTAACTCAGCTTATAACGCGATTAGGCTTGATTCTCAACAGTTCAGTTCTATTCCCCGCCGGAAATTCCGTATTCGCGGAATTAAGATAAGGATTCCGGGCGCGGGTGCATCCAGTTCAGGAACACCGACTGTCGATTCTGCAACAGGTCGGATTGTTTATCCTGACGGATATATTTTTAACGGTGTTATGGGCGCTGCCGTTTGGTGTTCATGCCCTGCAATGATACTTTTAGATTTATTAACTACAGAAAGATATGGATTTGGAACGCATATTGCAGATGCAAACCTTGATTTATTTTCTTTTGTAACCGCTTCAAAATTTGCAAATGTTCTTGTTGATGATGGATTAGGAGGACAGGAAGCAAGATTTTCTTGTAACGTCAATATTCAATCCTCAAGTTCTGCCTTTGATTTGATAAATGAACTAGCGGGCGTGATGCGTTGTATGCCGATCTGGTCAACAGGCAGTATTTTACTTGCTCAAGATTCCCCAAAAGATGCTTCATATTTGTTTTCTTTGGCGAATATTTCAAGCGATGGTTTTAATTACTCAGGCTCAAGTTTAAAACAAAGACATTCTGTAATTTCTGTAAGTTATTACAACATGGATTCGCAAGATATAGATTACGAAGTTTTTGAAAATACTACATTATCGGCAAAAATTGGAACTGTTGTTAAACAGGTAAAAGGTTTTGCCTGTACTTCAAGGGGGCAAGCGCAAAGATTGGCAAAAGCAATTGCATTTTCTGAAGCTAACGAAAGTGAGCTTGTGACATTTACGACATCAATGGAAGGCGGGTTAATGTGTAGGCCGGGCGCTGTTATCAGTATCAATGACCCTGTTCGGGCGGGTGTAAGGCGTTCAGGAAGACTTGCGGGTGTTACTTCAACAACTGTTGTTACAGTTGACGATACAGAAAATACAGATTTGCCGACAGCAAACAGCCCGACTTTATCTTTAATTTTGCCAGATGGTTCTGTTGAAACAAAAAATATTTCAGGGATTTCAAACGGCGTTGTTACTGTTTCTTCAGCTTTTAGCCAAACGCCGAATGTTAATACAATTTATTTAATTCAAAACACAACAGTTCAAGCGCAAAAATTTAGAGTAATAACAGTTGAAGAAACTGATTCAGTAAATTATACGATTACCGCTTTATCTTACATAAATGAGAAATACGCTTTTATTGAAGATGGTGCATCTTTACCAACAAGAACAGTATCAATTTTAAATACTTTAGCGTTACCGCCTTCTGGTCTTTCTGCTGTTGAAAAAATTGTTCCTATTAACAATCAAGCTGTATCAAAAATAATAATTAGTTGGCAACCCATTAATGGTGTTTTTGAATATCAAGTTAATTATCGTTATGAAAATGGAAATTATGTTTCTGAAAAAGTTTCAAGACCTGATTTTGAAATATTAAATAGTCAACTTGGAACTTATGAAATACAAGTTTTTAGCTATAATGTTTTAAATCAACTTTCAGCAACTTCTTCTGATCTCACTTTTGAAGCTGTTGGTAAAACTGCAAAACCGCAAAACGTCACAAATTTAGTTCTTGAGCCTGTTTCCGATCAGTTTGTACGATTACGTTTTGATAAAGCAACAGATATTGACGTGACTCACGGAGGAAATATTGTAGTCAGGCACAGTAATCTAACGGATGGAACCGGCACTTTTACAAAATCTGTTGACTTAATCCCCGCTTTGCCCGGCTCAGTTTCAGAAACGCTAATCCCTGCAATAAATGGTGAAGTAATTTTAAAATTCCGCGATGATGGTGGACGGTTAAGCGAAGGAGAAACTTCTGTAATAGTTACAACTCCTGATCCATTTCCAAAACTTACAGTTTTTACAGATAGAGAAGATACCGATTCTCCGCCTTTTGATGGTACAAAAAATTTATGTAGTTTTAGTTCATCTGTTAATGGTTTAATTTTAGGAACACCAATTTTATTAGATGCTGTTACAGATTTTGATTCAATTGCAAATTTTGACAATTTAGGTACTATTTCACAAACAGCAGCAACTTACGATTTTGCAAATAAATTAGATTTAGGAGGAAAGCAACCTTTAAAACTAACAAGACATATCGTTACTCAAGGTTTTTATCCTAGTGATTTATTAGATGACAGAATTGCAAATATTGATACATGGACTGATTTTGATGGAGACACTGCAACAGATGTTAATGCTAAAATGCTAGTTTCAACAAGTGATTCGGCTGCAACAACTTCAGTTTCAGCCACTTATGCACAATCAGCCACAACTTTAACAATCACAAAATCAAGTCATGGTTATTCTGTGGGCAGTAATGTAGAAATCACATTTTCTTCTGGAAACGCAACAAGTGGTAATTTTGAAATTTTGACAGTAGCGACTAATAGTTTTACTGTTCTAGCAACAGACAGTCAAACAACAAGTGGAAATTGCACTTATTCTGCTGAATTTTCTAAATTTAACACGTTTGCAAATGGAACTTTTATTGCAAGAACATTTAGATTTAGAACAGAATTAACATCAGATGACCCTGCACAAAGCATAGAGATTGAGCAATTAGGTTATACAGCCCAATTAGAAAGTCGAACAGAAACTATTAATTCAGTCATAGCTTCTGGAACCTCAAGTAAAGCTGTTGCCTTTGCTAATACATTCTTTACAGGTGCTTCTGGAACGAGTGTTGGTGCTGGTTCAGCTTTACCTTCGATAGGAATAACAATAGAAAATGCACAATCAGGAGATTTCTTCGCTTTGTCTAGTATTTCTGGAACTGGATTTACTATTGATATAAAAAATGGCTCAAGTTTTGTTGATAGAAATTTCAAATATACTGCAACTGGTTTTGGGCGTGGTAGTTAAGAAAAAAACTTTTGCTTGGAAAATTGGTATAAAATGGGTAGAATGTGATTAAATATTTATTTATTTTTATTTGTTATTACTTTTTATTTGTAATTAACTCTTAAAAATATAATTAAAAAACTTTTAAATTCATTGGTATAACTAGGTTATGGCCGTTCACGACTATGTAATCGAAAACGCCTCAGGGAGTAGCGTGAGATCAGACCTTAATAATGTACTGCAAGCTATTTTAACCAATAACAGTTCTGGTTCGGCTCCAAGTACAACAGCCGCTTATATGTTGTGGGCTGATACCAGTAATAATGTTTTAAAGCTGAGAAATAGTTCTAATAACGCATGGATAGAGTTGTTTCAGTTAGACGGCACATTAACTCTTGAAGATGGGTCTGCAAGTACGCCAGCACTAGCATTTCGTGATGATTTAAATAGTGGTATTTTTTCAAGTGCAGCCGATACTGTAGATGTTTCTTGCGGTGGAACTGCAAGGGGTAGTTTTAGTTCCTCTGGTCTTACTGTTACAGGAAATGTTACTGCAACAACCTTTGTTGGTGATGTTGATGCAAACAACGGAGACTTTGACGGAACTCTTGAAGCTGATGCCATAACAGTTGGAGGCACAGCTTTAAATACAGTAATCGCAGGGGTAGCTTCTACAAATGTCACAGTTGCAGATGAATCTTCAGATACATCTTGTTTTCCTTTATTTGTTACAGCAGCCACAGGTGATCTACCGCCAAAATCAGGGTCAAATTTATCTTTTAATTCTTCAAGTGGAAAATTAACTGCAACATCTTTTGCAGGGGATGGTTCAGAATTAACTGGTCTTGCTTCTGGCGGTGTTACGAGTGATGCTCAAAGTAATACAGTTGCAGGAACAGGTGCAGGAAGTAGTTTTAGCGGAACTGATGCTGAAGAAAATACTTTATATGGAAAGGATTGTGGTGAAAATATAACTACAGGCGATAACAACACGGCAATGGGAAGGGCAGCTTTACACGACACCCAAACAAAAAGTAATTGTACTGCTATTGGACATAACACTTTAAATAAATGTATTCAAAATAATTCAACTGCTGTTGGGTCATCTGCTGGTGCTTCTTTGACAACTGGTACATATTTCACAGCCGTTGGAGCTTACGCAGCAGACGCAGTAACAGACGGATATTCAATGACAGCAGTGGGTTACAATGCTTGCGGTCAAATGGTTAGTGGCGGTTCTTGTACTGCGGTTGGGCATGAATCTTTAAGGTATCAGACTGCGGGTGCTAGTTGTACTGCAGTTGGGAATAAAGCCTTAGAAAATGTAACTACATCTTCAAACCACACTGCCGTTGGATCGCAAGCTGCAAGATATGTAACTACCGCAACAAATGTAACGGCTATTGGGTATTCTGCTGGACGTACTAAAGTAACTGGCGATTCTTTAACTGCTGTCGGTAACAGTTGTTTGCTTCAAGCCACAGGAAATAACAATACGGCAATGGGTAACAATGCTGGCTACGGAATAACTTCGGGAGCCAACAATACAGTTATTGGTCATTATGCCTTGATGTTAAGTAATGTAAGTAGTTGTACAATGATTGGAAGCACTGCTGGATACAACACTTCAGGGAATGGGAATACTGGTTTAGGGTCAGGAGCTTTAAATGGTTGCAGTGGGACTAATAATACTGCTATAGGACAAGATGCGAATCCAAGTTCAAGCACTTCAAGTAATCAAATGACTTTAGGAAATTCAAGTATTTCAAACTTGCGTTGTGCTGATACTTCTATTAGTTCTTTATCTGATAGAAGAGATAAAACAGATATTGTAGATTTACCTGTAGGTCTTGACTTTATTAATACTATTAGAGCAGTTAAATTTAAATGGCAAACTAGAGAAGGTGTACCAGCCAAAGATGGACTAATTAGGGCTGGTTTTATTGCACAGGAACTACAAGAAGCACAAAAAGATTGTGATTATCTTAATTTAATTCTTGATGAAGACCCAGAAAAACTAGAAGCAAAACAAGGTAAATTAATTCCAGTATTAGTAAAAGCAATACAAGAATTATCTGCTAAAGTTGCAGTATTAGAAAAAGCATAAATGAAAGACTTTACAACAGAAGAAATCACAACAATTTTTACAAATGCTGGTAATAGTGTTAATGTAATTAATGAATATGCTAATTTTGCAGCTTATCAAAGTGCAAATCCTTATGATGTTATAACTACAGAAGAAGAATGGAAACAAAAAATAAAAGATAATGTTACTCACTTAGAAATTATCAAAAATTACAAACAAACTGATGGTACAACTTCTGTTTGGACATCTGAAGATTTCACAGCAATAGATTCTGCTATAACTACAGGTAAGGCCATTTATTCTTAGATTATGAATTTAAAAGAAAAACTTCAAGAACTAGCTTCTGAAAGGGAAAGTTTGATTATTTCTTTGCATCAAATTAACGGTGCGATGAAGTTGTTGGAACAGCAGATTCTTGAAGCTGAACCCGAAGCAAACCAGCCATCAGATATAAAGGCATCAAAGCAACCAGAAGAAACAGTGTCATCAACGTAAGGGGCGCTGCTAATTTTATTAAAATCTCTCTAATCATGGCAAAAATTTCTCAGATATTATCTATTTTAAGTTTTATACTTAGCGCGTCAACTGTCGGTGCTGGCGTTTACGGTTACATGATGGTAACAAGTGAAGATTTCAAGGAAAAAATGATTCAGGAAGTAATTAGTAATATAAAAATGCCAGAAATGCCAAAGATGCCAAAAACAACAGGCGGTGTTTCTCCTTTTAAAATCTAAATGGAAATAAGGGAAATATTTATCCCGAATATAGATATTCCTGAACCTATACATATTGAACCGCCAATCGTTGTTGATACGCCCTTAACGATTGATATGGGCGTTCCTGTAATTGATGCGCCTTGCGCTGTTGTACGCGATTCTGTAACAGGTGGGAACGATCATTTCAATAACGACCCCGATGGAAATGTCGCAATATGTGATGCGACAGCCCCTTTTTATTTTGCGCCCGACTATTCCCCGACTGCAAAAATAGTTACGCCGAAACAAAATACAAATACAGAAGCGCCAGAAATTCCTGATGTAAAAACGCCAGAAATTCCAAAAACAAAAGAAAATAATAATGATAACGTAATCGAAGAAAAAGAAATTGATTGCCCTGCGAAAGACCAACAATACAGATTAAACGATTTAAGAAATGCTGAAGCTGATGAAAAAGTAATCGGCTTTGAAATATTGGACGGAAAATGCGTTGAGGTTTGGGGTAAAACTGACATCGTTTCAAAATACCTTCCCTCGTCTTCCGTAGTAGCAACGACCTTAGTAGTAACAATCGTTGCAACATCAGCGGCAACAGCAACGCCCTTCATAACGCGGCTTCTAAAACCAATTTTCAAACAAGCTATAAATCGCGTTAAAAAATTACTCGGTAAAAAATCAGGAACAAAATTTACTTCTTCTTTACGTCAGAAGAAACAGAAACTTCTTTCAAAGAATGTTGATGATTAATTAAAGTATTACTTGGATTTGTTAATTGGACATCTTCGCATAATTTATAATATTTTGACGAAATTTTAAAATTATAGCCCTTGGACAAAAGATCGCCGCAAGTTTTTAAGCGTCCTAATTCAAGAGCATACATATTGTCGTTTACTCTTGCCTGTATTAAATCAGATTGTCTTTGTTGAGCTTCGCGGCATAGTTTCACCGCCTTACGATCTAGTGAAATATTCCAAGATAAACTGATCCCCGGCGAGATACTATAAGTGTCTTTTTGTGCTGTTCTTATTGTTTTATAGCCGATAATTTGGCCGGGGTTGTCAGGGTCGCCATCACCGATCACAGTTCCGTTTGCATCTGTCGCGCCTTGCGTATCTTTTACCGAATAGATTGGATCTAAATAAAAATCTTGATAAGGTTTTGTAAATGATGCCGATGAAGTGACGAAGGGTTGGATGACTAATGTATCAGATTGACAGACAACGGTATTTAATCCGACCTGATTTTGAAATTGTCTTGTCGGCATATTCATTACGCCTAAATTGGTGACGCTTCCGGAGGAATTTGATACTGGATTGTTAGTCATATTTGTGTTTGCAAAACTTGGAAACTGGACAGAAAAAAATAATATTGCGCTTGCGATCTTAAATTTTTTTATCATTGCGTAAACGTACTTGTCGACTCTGTTACGCTTTGAACTTCAATTGATCTATCAATATGAACATAAGAATTTAGTCCCGGCCCAATATAACTTTCGTGATATTGAGTCGCTGCGCCTGCCGTTGTTTGTTTAAATGCGGGCTTTGTTGATAAATTTATTCCTGTTGTTGTAGAAGTAACGCCGTTTATTGTTTGAGTAGCCCCTGCAATCGCTTCAGGGCTTATCGTACCGCCTGACGTGACCGCTTCGACATTGGTTCCCCCTGTTGTGTATTGATAGCCGGTAGAGTAAGAATAAGACGAAATAATTTCTCGCGTTGATTGTGAACTGGTTGTTCGACTAATACTCGAACCCGCTGAAAAATTTGGAATAACTGGGATTGCAAAACACGGCGTAGAAGACAACAACAAAAGGCTTGCAAATAACCGCCGCATTATTGAATTTCGATAGAACTTGTAATTGATCCAGTTACACTTGAACCCGCTGCACCGGAGCTTAATGTGATTGTTCCGCCTTGTACTGAAGTTATCCCGATTGATTGACCTGTATTTGATCCGCCTGAATATGTGATCGTATCACCTGTAACAGGTAAAGAACTAACAACGCCACTTGAAACACTTGCTGTTGTAACAACCGCATCACCTTGAACAAAACTTTCACTGAAAGAAGTAGCGGCGCCGGCAGTCGTTTGGGTATATGTCCCGATGCCGTGAGTCGCCGCAACGCCGGTTAATACTGAACTGTTATCTAATGCGGGCGAATCTAAATGCCCCAGAGTTCCCGCCGAAATTCCTGTCGAACTCATTGAGTAGGTCGAACCAATCCGTTTCGCTTGAGAATAACTTCCGTCAACAACACCTTGAGCCGATGCCGTGATTTTGTGGACATAGCCGGCTTGAATAGGTAGCGGAAGAAAAAATAAGAGAAAAAATAATTTTTTCATTTGATGCCTACTTTGTTGTTTTTATTGTCTACTATATTAACTTTACCCTGTAACTTCTTTTTGTCACCGTTCTTACT